TGGTTATCTTCTGTACTGTTAATACCTAACCAAGCGTTAGAATCAACGTCAGGCTTTTGAATAGCTAAATAGAAAGTGTTTTCAGGTAAACCCGCAACCATTTCGATTTCGTATCCACGGAATTGGTCGTATGCCTTTTCATCAGAGCGAACGTTCTTGTAAGTATCTGTTCTCAAAGCCTCACCATATTTCAAGTAATCAGCATAAGAAACAACATACTTTAAACCGCCTTTACCAAAACGACCTAATAATGCTTTAGGTACTAAATTCAACGCCGCTGTGAACTTGTCACGGATGTTTGCAGTAGTTAAAGCAACCGGAGAAGGTACGCTAATAGTTGGGTAAGTTGGGTCGCTTACAGCATCCAATAACTTTTTGATTAAACCATCAAAATAGAAATAGTTAGCCGCGTCCGCTGTTTCGCCCTTAGTTGTTGGGTCAACAGCCGCACCGCCCGGGTCTGTATCGTATTGCTTACGACTTCTGTGGATAGCGTTTTCAAAGAACTCATTAAGACGCTTCATTGTTTGAATCATCATAAAGTTTTCCGCTGTAACCGGTAATTCACGACCTAATAACTTAGGTTGTAATTGCTCCGCGTAGAAGTGTTGTTCGTAATCTCTTGGGTTGAATTCGTAGTACAACATTAAGTCTTGTGGTTCTAACACGCGACCGTCAACGTTTACCGCACCTTGAGAAGTTGGGGTAGCTGTACGCTTTTGGATAAAGTTAGATACTTCAATTCTTGGGATAGTCTTCTTTTTACGGATACCATCCTCAACATAGATACAACCTTTTTCGATTGTGTCCGCACCAACTACGGCACGTGTAATCATATAAGACGCCGCCGGACCTGACCATGAGGTGTCTTGGATATTTAATGCTTCTGACATTTTTTATACTTTTTTAATTAATTAAATTTTGTTTTTTGTTCTTAAATCAGCCATTGCGCTAGCAACTACGTTTGTTAAAACCGCTGAATTAGCTGTTTCAGAAACATTGATTTTGTTAGCCGCTTTGTGCATTGGTAAAGCTTCGATTAAGTTTTTAACTTCCTCTAAACCTAAAGTTTTTGCACTTGCAACCCATGAATTTACTGTTTCAGCTTTGATACGACCTTGGCTTACGAAACCTTCAATCATGTTTTTAGCTTTGCTGTCTTCTGCTTCGTCTTCTGCCTTTTTCTTCGCTTCGTCAGCGTCTTCGGCTTTCTTTTTAGCTTCTGCATACTTAGCTTTCATTTCGTCCATTTCGTCTTCCATTTTAGCCATTTTGTCTTCCATTTTCTTTAAAGAATCTTCGGCTTCCGCTTTTTTATTCTCAATAGAAGCAATAGCACTAAGGATTGCATCCTCATTCGCTTCGGCATTTAAGCCTAACTTGTTAGTGACTTTTGTCATTTTGATATTATTTGTTTTAAAAAATATGCTGTTTAATACCTTGTCGCTTTCGGTCCACATTGCCTTTATATCAGAACTTGGAACAACCGCGCGACGTTTGTTATGCTCGCTACTCGTTTCTATTGTATCGCAAAAACCACTATTGAAAGCCTCGCTAGCTGTAATCCATGTCGTCTTAGCCATAATAGCCAAAATTTCAGCTTCGCTCTTTCCGGTTCTTTGTGCAATCATGGTAGCCAAACTCTTTTTCATCTTTTCTAACTCTTCGCCACCTTCGCCCCCGTATGGGTTATGATACATAAGTAAAGAATAATCGGCCATGATACGATTGCGTCCCGCTTGGAATATAACCGCCGCGATACTTGCCGCGATTCCTACGTTGTAAGTGTCAACTTTTGTTTTGGACTTTAAGATTGCATTGTAAATGCTGTATCCATCCATCACAATTCCCCCGGGCGAATTAATCCAAACTTGGATTCTTTTCTTACCCATGTTATCCAACATCAAAAGTTCTTGTTGAAACAAAGAACCGTCAATGCCTTGTCCTTCTTTTTCATCAAAGCCGATATGCTTATTTATAAGCATTATTGGTTCGTCAACTGTTGGGTCTACGCAGTAAATCATACACTAAAATACAACAAATTGTAAACAATGGTAAAATGTGTGCCACATTTATAAAAAAAGCCCTCGTAGAAACGAAGGCCGATTATTGCTTTCTAAACCGTATGAAATGTAATATTAGTAATTATTTTTTGTTCTAGCCCTACTTAAGTAATCTATTTTTTGTTCGGCCGGCAATCTTTGGAAAAAATCTTTTACCGTTTTGTTTATTGCCTCGCTTATTGTTATTTCGTTTACGTCCGCATAGCTACGCAATAAAACATCGTTTTTAGGCGTTAAATACGCAACCGCTCGGCGTTCTTGCGTTGACTTTGTGTCCATTTATTATAAGTTTAATAATAATACCAATGTCCCGTACTTGAGAATCTAACTGTCGCGTATATGTCAGCTTGCGATGCACCTACGCTTATAACTTTGTCCCCGTAAATAAATCCACCCGTACATCCATTGTCCCAACATGATTCAATTTTATAAGTTGGGTCATTGTTTCCATCCACGGTTCTTAAATAAACAGTCGTTCCAACATTTACGGTTATTGTTCCTAAAAGGCCGTAAGTTGTTTTGCTAATAAAGCTTACATTTCCCGGAACCGCTGTCCATGTTGTGCCATTTGTTGAATAATACATGTAGCAAGGTTCAGAATCCGCAAAAGGGGCCGCAACGTTTTGGATTTTACCATAAACATTAAACGACACCGTCCCCGGCGTTCCCGCGCCTCCCGCTATAAAATATCTTTTAAGCATTAAACAGATTTTAAAATATAAGAAACTTCATCGTTTCCGGCCGCGTTCTTACCTAAGTAAGTACAATAAAATAAATAAGTACCCGCACCCGAAGCCGTAGCGTTATTGTCATTTACAACCGTACATCCCGAAGGTGCCGTTACTGTTAATGATAAGGCCGTAGCAAAGGTAAACTTTAAACGTAAAACGTTGCCCGGAATTGCGTTTGTAAAATCAAAAGTAATTGTAGGGCTTGCCGGAACTGAACCAAAGAAAACCGCGCGGTCTTGGTCAAAGAAAACCGTATAAGTTGACGGCATTGTAGCAATTTGCTCATTCTTTAAAGTCAATGGGGTATTGATAAGGCCCGTAAGGTCTACGCTTCCGCTTCCTGAAACACCCGACGCAAAGTTTATCGTTCTTATTTGATGGACGTTTCTTGAAACTCCATCGGTAAATAAAACCGGGTCCGCGTTTGTTGCGTAGTAATTGGTTGTTATAGTACCAACCGCAACTTGCCCGCTAGCCGCCGTAAATGTAGCCGCCGGAACTAAGTAAACCTCGCCGTTGTAATAAATGGCACCCGCTCCAATAATGTAATTGGAACCGCTACCGGTATTTTTACAACCGTATAAAATATAATAACTTGTTGGCGATGTTAAGCCGCCAATGATGTTTTTAACGATTGCATCAATTACCTCCTGATAGGCTAATTGAACAAAATCTAAAGTTCCGCCCTTTATAGGCATTGCGACAGTATTTGAAATGTTCGCGGTGCTTAATTTTTTCATTTATTAGTATGTTACGATGTTAAATGTTAATCCGGCCGGTATCAATCCATTGACAAAATTATTTATTTCGCTTGGATAACCTGAATAAATAGCCGCCGGGATATGTATTGTAAAATTATATTGAATTGCGATGTCGTAAGAATTAATTACTAACTCCGATGAATTATCAGCATAAACCGAACTACTTATCGCCTCTGTATTCCCGGACCTAAAATATGTTATTCCCAAAGCGTTATTAGTTATATAAATATCGCTTTGCAATGGCGGTTGTCTGAATGTGCCAAGAAATCTTTGATTCAAGGCGTATTCTAAAGTTAACTTTTGGCCATTAAATAAAACCCTTTGGTCCACCCCCATAAACGAAGGAAGGTAAGTCATCCAATTAGCGGTCGGCGGTTGGTCTGTGTTTCCATCTATTAAAGATTCGTAAACTACATTTTTAAAAACAACCTTTGCGCCTTTTGAATACGTACCGGCTATCCATTGAGGATAAGAACTCCCGGTTTTGTAATCGCCTAAATATTTATCCCTTAAGTATTGAATCGGCGAAATAAGGGATTGCAACCAACGTACATTGATTGCTTGTCTTTTGTCGACCGGTAGTAATTCAATTACTTTATTGTAAAAGCTAATGTTATAAAGTGACATTATTGGCCTATGAATGTTAATGAATCAGCAAAAGTCTTTCCGGTTGTTGTTTCTTGTACGATATATCCCGCAATTGTATTCCATTGCCTAGATATTACCGTGTTATTCAATACTAAATCAATACCATTTGAAAAAGAACTAGCATCATCCCTTCCCCTCACGTTATTTAATACCACATCATTAACTCCGGCCACGTTTCTAATTGCTCCTTCTAAATCGCTAATCTTCATTGAACCGTTAAAGTTAACAATAGATAAATTTTGTAAAAAACTATTGATTGCGTCAATAACGTTTTGTTGAATAACCGTTGAATATTGTCCTTGGTAGTAAATTTGTGCTTGAACATATAATTTATCAGCGTTTAAACTAATAACGTTATAAGTAATTCCCGCCGCCCCAATTGTGTTAATATAGCTTTGCGCCGCTGTTAGTTCCGCGGTAGCTAAGGCCACAAATGGACTTGATTTTGCCACTTTAATACTTACTTGGTTGCTTAGGCTACTCGTCACACTACATGCCGTTATTATTCGCTTATTTGCGTCAACAACCGGGTATTGTGGAACTGTATTGATTAACTGTATTACTTGAGGGGTTGTGGCGTCGTATTGAAATTGAAACATTTTGGCTTGTAACCATAAAACAGAAGCGCCGGCACTTTGTGCGACTTGCGTTTCAACTTCTGTTAAGAATGAATCTAATAATTGTTCAAATATAGCAATACAAGCGGCAACAACAAAAGTCCAAAGATTCCAAATAGCACGCTTTGACGTACTTGTTAAGCCGGCCAATTCCGGTTGGGCGTTTTTGGTTGCTATAATTTGCGCCTGAATTTGGGCGATTGTTCGTGCCATTATATTATATAATTTACTTTTGTTACGTCTATTTCAACATTCGTTGGCGGTTGTTTAAAAAATTGGTCCTCTTGTCCGGTAGTATCTATAAATGAGCATTGGAAATGTACTTGATAATGGTATACGTTTGTATGCTCATAGTCTTGCTCTTCCCTTACTTTCATCAATCGACTACATCCGGAAGGTTCGTAATATGTTAAAAGTTTAACAACTTGGTCCCTTAATGCAAATATACTTTTATTTTCCTCAAGTGTGCCATCTTGGGCGTCATATTCTACTTGTCCAATATGTATTTTAAAAGTCACGTCCGATTCTGTAACACCTGAACTTAATTGTGAATGGTCTTGCGGCATTTGAACCTCAATAAAAGCGCATGGGAAAGGGAATGATTCTATCTTCCCTTCGTCCATGTATCGAAATTGATTATTGAATATACGGCAAAAGCCAATCGCGTTTTGCAATTGTGCTTTTATGTCTAATATAGCGTTATTTATGCCCATATTCTTTGCATGTAGCTTTTAATTTTATCTAATTGGCGTTGTCTTAGCTTTGGCGTGTCCCCCATGAATTGCCTTTGCGGTATTTTATCGGTACCGACATTATGATAAGCGCCATAATCATTCTTTACTTTAAATCTTATCATGTCCCAATCGGCACGCTCCAAACTATTAACCACGTCACGCCTTAACTTACCCGTTTTTACCAATATCGCTCGTCCATGTCTTGCGTCTGCGCCTTTCTTTGGATATTTATAAGCTTTTGTCCCGGGAATTTTTCTTTGTACTTGTTCCCAAGCTGTCCCGTTCCATTCTTGCTTATTAAACTCTTCGACAAAATAGTTTTTGGTGTCGTTAGCCAATACCTTTGGCAATTCGTGTTTTAAACGCTCCAAATTTTTGCCTATTTTATCAAAATTAAACTTATCCATTTTATGCTTGTTCCCATAATTCAATAACAATCGGCGTCGATTGCATGTCCGAACCTTTTTCGATATATACACCGTCAAAACAAAGCGCGTCTTCATCTGTAAGTCTGCGACCGCCTAATTTTTTCATTTGTATATCGGCCCATTGCTGATATTGACCGTACATTCTTGGCAATATGTGAACCGCTTTGATAGGTACGTTTTTAATTCTATGAGCGTAAATGGTTGCCGCGCACATATCCACCGCCTGACATCCGGTCCCCTTAAACTCTTTCCAATTAAAGTATTCCATTATTTTAAAGTTAACATGTATTTAGTACGATTAACAATTTCCTTCATATCCGCTAAGATATTAAGTAAATCTGTACACTTTTTATCGATTTTTGGTTCCATCAATTCCAAAGTTACGTAAGTTTCGTCCATTAACTCGTCTACGTCATCAACTTTTACGTTTATTAAGCCGTTAAGATTCATTCTGCCATACTTACCCATGTAAGTTTCAACAAACGTGTCTAAAAGTTCGGTTAATTCGTCGTAAAACTTGCCTAACGCTTTATGTTGCGAAAAAACGCGCGTTTCCCAATGTAAAATATGGGCTTTATCGCGCAATTCAATTAGGCTAATAATGTCTTGGTTAATCATATTTAATAAATTATATTTTCGTCTTCTGTTATTGAAATAATTTGCAAATTTTTACCAAATAATTTAATCATGTTTGACAAATAACCATCTTCGGGACCGGTCCCCATATCTTTAGTCATCCAAAACTTAAAAATTTCTTTAATATCTTGATTTTTACAATCAACTTTATCGTCTTGAATTGTTACTTTTTGTTTTAAAAACAAAGCTTCGATTATCATTGATTAAATAGTTTAAATATAAGTTCGAAATGCTCCGGGTCTTTCTGTATAAAATTATGCAAGTCTTCAAAAACATGACTAAACCACATAGAAGTTATTTCAGTTGCAATTTGTTTATTATTATGTTCATACCATTTGCCGGTATAAGCATTTATAAAGTTATCTTTTTTTGTTATTTCCTTATCTGATAAAATATTATTTAGAAGTTTGCTTAATTTTTCTATTTTATCATTTTTTGTCCTTTCTGCATAAAATTCTTTTATTTTATCAAAATAATTTTTATTAGCATCTTCCAAATAATGACCTAATTCATGAGTAATTGTTTTTATTGTACTGCTTTCTCTTATTGCTATTTTATTGTCAATAATACTAAAATGTTCCCTTCCTTTTATTGTTTTTACGCCTACCGAATCTGTTTCTTTTAAAACATTTTTCCCAACAATTCTTTTAAAATAATCCTCCCCATCTTTGATATTAACTATATTTTTTGATTGGGCTTTAGTCATTATTAAATCAAATTCCGCTTTGCCATTTTTGCTCTCTAATAAATTAACAACAAATTTATTATATCCTTCCCTAATATTACCCCTAGTTGCATTAATTGCATCGTATTCTTTTGATACTCCGCGCCATTCTTCAAGAATTTTTGAATATTCCGGGTCATTCAAAGAAGTACTGCCTAATTTACTTGCATAATCATTTAGTTTTAATTTAATAGGGGCAATTTTTTCATCAAAAGCCTTTTGCTTTTCTGCTATTTGGTCGCTTAATTCCTTGGCTTTTGTTTTTATTTCCTCGATTCTATCTTCTATCGTAGGCGTTGGCGTATAATTAACCAACTCTTCCGGCATAGGTAAATCAAAATTCCTTTTGGCCAACTCTTTATCTTCTCTTGGAACTTTAAAATAAGGATGGTCCGGACTGAAAACTATTTCATCTTTACCCACATTCATTTTAAACACGTCTTGCATGTCCTCGTCTGCGTGTTCTTTCGCTTTGTCTACTTCTGCCTTACTGCTAATTTCGCCTTCGTCTAATTGTAAAACAGTAGAACGGCAATTCCAATGGTTAGGCGGGTAAAACTCGTCCCAAAATGGGTCATTGACCGGCAACGTTATTCCGTCCAATGGTTCGCAAATTTCCGTTGTCTGCGCATCCTCAACTACTGTCATTTTTAACAACGGTAAAATTTCCTTATCAGCCTCAATCTGATTCCATCTTATACCCATTTGTCCACTTGCTACCGCGGTGTTGTATTCCGTTTGCGCATAGTTGACATTGTAATTGTTATAAATGGCCCTAGCGTCTTCAAAGAACTCATCAAAAGGTTTAACCTTGTCGTCTTCGTTATATAATAAATCCGTCATGGTTCGCACTTCCTGATAAGTCTTGGCCGCGCTAAACATGTAAATATTTGTTCTTAATTCTTGGATTAAGTCTAAGTCCTTACCGTCAAAACTTGTAACGGGTCCGCCCGCGCCTTTCAATAAACCTTTTTCTAAGAATTCGGCTATTGATTGGTACAAGTCTACGGGTAAATTTTCCTTCGTAATATCGCCCGCAAAAATACCTTTAAGTAAATCTTCAATTTCACTATCGGTAAAATTCATCTAGTTTGTTTTTTATCTTGGCGCTAAATTTTTGTGGTTCGTTCTGTTTTGGAACGGCCGGTGCTTCTATTTTTAAAGTAGGGATTCCCGTTCTTTCCTCAAAGTATTTAGCATCCATTTCCAAGCCGGCGTTTTTCATTGCTAAAGCGATGTCAGCCGTTAGCTTATTGTTAGCGTCTTCGTTCTTTCTTTGTTCAACTAACTCGTGGTTATTACTGAAACAGAATTTAACATCGTCAGGAATAGACATGCCAATTTTTCTAAGCTTAGGCAATAAAACGTCATTAACAACATCTTCTAAGAACGCTGCATCTACCGCCGCTGTATCATCCAATGCAACTTGGGCCGGGCTTTTTTCGCCACTATTGCCAAGTTTACCCGGGATTGAATCCAAAGCGTCCGCGTGTCCTAAAATAATTTTAGATATTTTCTTTTCGCATCTTTGCTCTAACGATTCGTAAATTTTAAATCCTTGTCCGTTACCCTTTGTTTCTACCAATTCCACTTCATCCATTAAGTCGGTAAGGATGTAACCCGCTGAACCCATATTTGCCAAAGCGCTTTCAAAAGCCGCTCTTTCGTCTTCGTTTGTTTTGGTTGTTTTACCTTTTCTTATTGGCATACCGTACAATTCCGCCGCGTCTGTGTTAAATCCTAAAACGTTACGGCAAATGATTTCGTAAATAGCCACATAGTAAAGCAAACCATATCCAACCTTTGCAATACCCACGTCCGTTGGTGTGTCAACCCATACGTGCCAATCCACGTAAGGTTCCTCAAGGAATTGCGCACCGCTCAAAGAATAAACATAAGATGTTACGTTTAAACGGTCCGGCGAAATGTTAAATCTTCTAATTATTGATAAATCCGGGAAGTTATCATTCTCAAAATCGCCTAAAGTGATTAAGCTATAACCAAAAAACTTGGCTTCTAAAGCATATTCCAAAAGGTTTGCAAACCATTTTTTATTAAACATTTTGATTACATCCTCATTAATCGCATCTTTTGAATCCTTAAACTCCCAATCGCGAAGTAAAGTAAGGTCCTTTCTGCGCTTCAAACAGCTATAAACGTGTCCGTTTAAGATTGTATCGTTGTACATACGTTGCATACGTACTCTGTGCGGATACCATGCTTGTTCTGCCTCTTTAACGGCATCGCGCCACATTTGGACGTCATGTCTAATACGTTGTAATTGAACCGGCGTAATATATGCGCGCAAGTTCTTTTCAACGTGTGTCGCTCCCCTCCATTCTGCGCCATACTCTGTTAAAGCGTTAGGCTTGCCGTCAACCGGCGGCGTTGGGAAAACGTAGTTCTTTATATTTTGAAATAAATTTGCCATTATTAATAAGAATTTATGTTTCTAACTTGTCCGCCCCATCTTACGCGTCGACCTTGGGCCGGTTGTAATAAAGGTAAATTTGGTGTGACCTCCCCACGCGCGCACATTTTAAGCCAATCTATTGCGGCTTCGTATCTCGCCACCCTTAATTCGGGAATGTTACGCGGTGCAATGCGCGCGTGTAAGTGGTATAAAGTAATATACGTAAAATACATAACCATTTGTTGGTCGCGGTTATCAGCCGGGGACCAAACGTTAGCTAATAATAAATCAGTATTTGCGGGAATAATATAGTTTTCTTGAAATGACCAATTCTTAGGTCCTACGTTCGGGTCATTTGGGAAAACGTTTGTATAAGGAATATTTTGTGATAAGTAGTATTGTATACCGTCCTCATGTGCTAGTAACGGCGTAGCAACTATACATTCATAAATGTTACCGGCCCAAAACACAAAATCGCCCACATTGTAAAGCTTAGTTAGGTCAAAAAGCGGGTAAGGATTTAATGCGTAATATAGGTCGTATTGGTAACCTAATAAATTCCAAGCGGTCATATCAAATGTCCCGGTAGTTGTTGCGATACATTCATAAACTTTGCCTAAATATAAAGTTAGGTCAGCAATTTGATAAGTATTTGTGCTAACATAAGCCGGCGCATCTAAATAAACTCTATCCCCGGCGCTATAAGGATTTTGTCTATTCCATTTTGTAGTATTGGCAAACTCTGTGCTTACGTCATATTTTTGACGTAGGTAAGATATTGCCTCGGCTTGTGCCGCTAACTCTGCGCCCCCTTGAATTACTGCGTTTGACGTGATAATCTGTTGTAAGTTCGCGTCCTGAATTATACGCAAATAGTCGGAAGGGATTAAATATGCCATTTATTTAGTTTTTTTAACTGCTTTTTTTGGTGCCGCCTTTTTAGGTGTCGACAAACCCGGATTAATCTTTTTATTCAATCCTTTTAAAGTTTCGCGTCTATTGGCGATAATGCTTTCAATCTTTGCCAATTGACTTTCTTTTATAGTCAATTCTTCGGTTCTTCTTTGAATAAGTACATGATAAGCGTCGGATGCACTTTGCGTTATTTTTAATTCTGTTTTAGCATCCTCAAGCTTTTTTCTTGTGTTAATTAAATCCTTTAAGTTTTTAAACATGTTGCGTTGTTTTGGTGTAAATTTAGTAACTATTTTTTGAATTCCGGTTTTTCCCAAACGAAATATTGGTAATACCGCCCCTTTGGAACTTGTCGTATTCGCTTATAAAAGCAAATGTAAGCATGTAATCGGCACAATCCGACATGTGACCGTACTTTTCGTAAGTGACGCCCGTTTCAGCATCTTTAACCTTTTCTTTGTGCTTGGTCCCGTCGCTCGCCTCTTTCAAATAGCTAAAGTCTGATATTGTTTGCCCGCAATTCTCGTCTATTGATACAACTATCCCGCCTTCGTTAAATCCTAATATTTGATTAATCCAATTACCACGCATCGCCACGGCCGGCGCCTTTGAATGGACGCGCATTTGTGGTCTAAGGCTTGCAAGTTCTGTTTGAATAATCCTAAAATCATTTTGTCCTTGCTCTGACCTTGTATCCGCTGACCTTCCGGCCGGGTCGCCATACACAAACAATCCGCCCTTATGTGCAAAATACTTTTGTAAAAATAATTTTGAGGCGCCTTTGGTGTTGTTATTTGGGTATCGTGCCGGGATTTCATCAATACATCTAACGTCTAAGCCTTTTATTTGCCATATTTGGACTGAACAATAAGGGTTGACGTTAAAGTCAAAGGATACATGCAAAGGCAAATCCGGTTCGTAAACCAACTTTTTAACATGCTTCGCCCTTGAAAACTCTTTATAAAAATTCCCGCCGGTTTCCTTAGCCGTCCACAATCCCTTAGCGTAAACAGAATATAAATAAGGGTTCTTTGTTTTGTAGTCTTCAATCTGCGCTTTTACTTCATCCGGCAACCATCTGTTATCCTGATAGGTTGAATGATGGACCGTATAATAGTAATCAATGGAGCGCCCTTCGACCTCAACGGTTGTTCTCTGTCTATAAGATAATTCGTGATGGTCCTTAAAAAACCTTTGCCAAAACCAATTATCCTCGGGGTTGCCCTCAACTTGGGGGTTTATTGTGAAAATTTCTTGTAATAAATCCGCTTTGCCGGACCTGATAG